AACACCGGGGACAGGAACACCGGGGACTGGAACACCGGGGACTGCAACACCGGGGACAGGAACACCGGGGACTGCAACACCGGGGACAGGAACACCGGGGACTGGAACACCGGGGACTGGAACAAATCGTCTTTTAATACTGGTTGTTTTAATACAGAGGAACAGAAGATCATGCTGTTCAATAAGCCATCAGATATGACATATCGTGAATGGATGGATTCAGATGCAAGATATTTACTGAATCAGATACCAAAGAATGTTGTTGAATGGGTATATGAAGAAGATATGACTGATGAAGAAAAGGCAGCACATCCAACTTATGAAACAACAGGCGGTTATCTCAAAGTGCTTGATGAATCTGAATGCGGTCAGTTGTGGTGGGGCAGCCTGTCAGACCGCGGAAAGGAAATCATCAAGGCAATACCAAACTTTGATGCTGAAATATTCTTCCAGTGTACGGGTGTCAAGGTAGATGAATGATCTGCACCTTATGCCCCATCAGGAAGATGCACTGAACAGAACTGAACAGTTCAACCGTTGTGCTTATTATCTTGATATGGGACTGGGTAAGACTTTTGTGGGTGCTGAAAAAATGTATCTGCTGAACAATGCGGTGAATGTGGTCATCTGTCAGAAATCCAAGATAGATGACTGGGTTCAGCACTTCAAAGAATATTACCCAAGTGACCATGTGATGAATCTGACCAAGAAAAGTGAAGCAATCAATTTCAGGACACTTGTTGATACCAAAGAATTATACAACAAGGATGTTCAGATTATAGGTGTTATCAATTATGAAACTGCTTTCAGGCGGGATTGGTTGCTGAAATTACAGGGGTTTACCCTGATGCTTGATGAATCAAGTCTTATCACAAATGAAACGGCAAAACGGTCAAAGTTCATTCTGAAAATGCAGCCGGAAAGCGTGATTTTATTATCAGGAACACCAACAGCCGGAAAGTATGAACGGTTGTGGTCACAGGTTCAGTTGCTTGGGTGGAATATTACAAAAAAGGCGTTTTGGTCATCATACGTTCAGACTGAATGTTTTGAGAACGGGGACGGATTCAAGCGGGAAGTTATAACCGGGTACAAGCACACGGAACACCTGAAAAAGAAACTTGCGGATCATGGGTGCATTTTTATGAAAACTGCTGATGTGATTGAACTGCCGGAACAGACAGAACAGAAGATATTCTTTAAGGTGACACAGGCGTATAAGTATTTTATCAAAAACAGTTACATCATGCTTGATACCCTGAATATGTGCAAGTTCAATGATGATTCAGATTATTACGGTACGGATGTGACCCCACGGGTTGAACTGGTCGGTGATAACAGCCTGACCAAGATGCTATATGCACGGCAGTTGTGCGGACAGTGGCATAAGGAAAAACTGGAAGGTTTGCGGGACTTGGTTGAATCAACAGAAGATAGGCTGATTATATTCTACAACTTCACCGCAGAACTTGAAACAATGCAGAAAAAACTTGCTGATCTAAACAGACCCTATTCAGTTGTGAATGGGTCAAAGAAGGACTTGACTGCATACGATCAGGCAGATGATTCAATCACATTCATACAGTATCAAGCCGGGGCAATGGGTGGTAACTATCAGAAAGCAAACAAGATTATTTATTTTACCTTGCCACTTGGCAAAGGGTCATGTGATATGTGGGAACAGTCAAAAAAGCGTATTCACCGCATAGGACAAGCCAAACCGTGCTTTTACTATTACTTACTGGTGAAGGGTACTGTTGAAGAAAAGAATCTTGCAGCATTGAAGGAAGGAAAGGAACTGACAGATGAATTATTCAAAAATACTTAACTGGATATTTGGAATCATGGCATTTATCGGTGTATTCCTGATGATCGGTGCAGTCGGTACATCTGACTATGCGGTTGAAATGGGAATATATGAACCACTTACCACACACCTGAAAGAATACATCATTGGTGCGATTCTGATAATTCCCGGAATCATTTATTTGAAAATCACGGAAAGGGGTGATGAAAATTGAACTATTCAAAGAGCATGAGAAAGTCGGAAATGGTCAAAAGGGTCTTAATTCTGATTGGTGTTGCACTTGGTATTGGTTTGGTGATTGGTAATGTATCAGGATATGCCCTGAAAACTCATATAACCGCCAAGGACAAGCAGAAAACAGAAGAACGCACACTTGAACGGGATAACACAGAAACCCTTGTATATGGGGCGTATGATGACAGAACATTCACGCAGGAAATTTCCCTTGACTGGGGTGCGGGTGACTTAGATTTCACATCGCTTGACTGCAAGATGCCGGAAGAACAACAGGAATTTACATATTACCTTTGTACCGGGTATAACATTGATTTTACCCTTGTCATGGCACTGATTCAGAATGAAAGCAGTTTTGACCCGGCGGTCATCAGCAAAACCAATGATTACGGTTATATGCAGATCAATCAGATCAATCATCAATGGTTGACTGATACCCTTGGGGTTACGGATTTCACAGACCCATACCAAAACATAAGGGCGGGTGTGTTCGTACTTAGAAAGTTATATGAACGGTATCAAGATACCAACATGGTCTTGATGGCGTACAACATGGGTGAGGATGGTGCTGCCCGGTTATGGGAAAAGGGTATCTATTCAACAGATTATACAGAAAAAATACTGAACTATCAGACACAGTTCAATGAACAGTTGGAAGGGTGTGAATAAGGCGTGAGTGTATATCGTGAAGAAAAACCATTGACAGAATATGACAGATTTACTTTTGAAGATTCGCAGATTTTGAAAGAATTGCGTGAATCTGACCGATTGACAGAAAGGGAAAAACTGGCAGTTCAAAGATTATACAGAACATACCAGTACATGGTGGATTGATGGCAGCAGAAAAGAATTTTGAAAACAAAGTCAAAGCGTTCCTGAAGGACGCTGGGGCATGGCTGTTGAAATACTGGGGTGGTGCTGCTTATACAAAAAGCGGTATTCCTGACCTGTTGGTTTGTTCAGATGGGTGTTTCCTTGGTGTTGAAGTCAAAGCACCAAACGGTGAACCGTCACTATTGCAGTTGGTCAACCTCAAAAAAATCAGAGAATCAGGCGGGTATGGAATTTTGTTGTACCCCAAGGATTTTGAACAGTTCAAAATGTTCATTGCAAAAAAATCAGAACTTAACGCTTGGTATCTTTCCAACATTGAAGATCAGAAGCGTTGGGAAATAAAATTATCAAAATAAGGAGTGAAAGAGAAAGAGCATGGCGGCAAAAAAGAAAGCAGATGCGGCGGTTGAGAATACCGCAGAAGTAACACAGGAAACCGTTCAAGAAGAAATTGAACAGGTGACAGAAGAAAACGCAAAGGAACTTGACAATAAGAAGTATGTGGTTGACCACTTACTTTCAACCAAGCGTGAGGGAATGGAAGATCTGATTGCATACATGGAAGAAATCGGATTTTTTGAAGCACCTTGCAGCGGTGAAAATCACCTTGCTTGTCAGTTCGGTCTTGTTCACCACAGCAGAAATGTAATGATGGCAGCAGAAAATATTGGTTATGCACTTCTTGGCAAGGTCAAGTATGCAGAAATCCGTGATTCAGTCATCATTGCTGCTGCACTGCATGACCTTGGTAAGTGTGGGGACTTTGGCAAACAGATGTATGTGCCTAACATCCTGAAATCAGGTAAGGCATCAGAAGCCAAACCGTTCAAACGTAACCCGGAACTGTTACCTATTGACCACGCAACCCGCAGTATTAAGTTAGCAACCCTTTTCATTGACCTGACGGAAGAAGAAGAATTTGCTATCAGATACCATGACGGTCTGTATGAATCAGCAAACTATGGTGTCAAAGGGCATGAAACGGCACTGTACTTAATTCTGCACTATGCTGATTTATGGTCAAGCCGTATCACAGAAGGTAGCACTGATGAAAGTGGTGATGAATAATGGAAGATATTTCAAAGGCAATAGAACTTGCGGTTGCAGCCTTCAAAGAAAAATTTGGTGAAGATGCCAAACTTGAAGAAGGCGATGAAGTTGTCTTTCAGTTGAATAATTGTGTGTTAATTATCAGCATTGAAGATAACACAATGAAGCAGAAATTCATTGGTGGTCAACCTATTAAGATTGACCATACTTTGAAAATTTATGAAAGTGAGGAATAAAACAATGGTAAATGAAAGACAGGGAAAGATTTACAATCCACGCCCGGTATATAACAGAAAGTTACTTCGTTCAGTAATTCGTGCGGGTGTTCAGAAACAGTTCGGACAGCATCATGTTTCTGCTAACATGGCGGGAAACTTTGAAAATTACAGGAAAGGACAGGTGAAATAGTATGGCACAGATGCTTTTGATTATGGGTGAATCAGGTACAGGAAAAAGTACCAGTATGAGAAATTGTGACCCGGCAACAACTGCCGTTGTGAACCCGGTTGGTAAGCCGTTACCGTTCAAGGGTAAGTTCACAATGCTGAACAGTGAGGTTGAATCACGCAAGATTTGCAAATTTATGAAGGAACAGGCAGCAGCCGGGAAGAAGTTATTGGTTGTTGATGACTTCCAGTATATTCTTTCAGTTCCTTACATGAACCGTATCAAAGAAAACGGTTGGGATAAGTGGAATGACTTCGGTGCAAACTACTTTGAAATCATTGAGGTGTGCAAGGAACTTCCTGATGATGTGGTGGTTGCTTATATGACTCACACAGAAACACTTGAAAATGGTGTTACTACTATTAAGCTGATCGGAAAGTTACTTCGTGAGAAGATCACCATTGAAGGACTTTTCACCATTGTACTTAGAACAGGCGTGAATGAAGGAAAATATTATTTTTACACACAGAACAGTGGCAAGGACACTGTGAAGTCACCTATGGGAATGTTCCCGGCATACGCCATTGACAATGATCTGAATTATGTAGCTGATAAAATTCGCAACTTCTATGAAGTCGGTGAGTATAAGACAGATGCAGAAATGGGTCAGGCTGATGCACAGGCTGCATCCGATCTTGAAAAGCCGGATGCGAACGGTAGACGAGCAAGGGGTGGAAAAAAGACCACATCCACAGCAACACCACCTACCACAACAGAAGATGCAGCACCAAAGACAGGAAGAACCGCTCGCAAGACACATGATGAAGTGGTGGCTGAAAATAATCAGAAAATGGCTGATTATATGGCAGAGCGTGACAAGGCTGTTGATGCCATCGCAAACGGGCGTGAAGAAATCCAATTTGATGAAGCGTGTGCAGCAGCGGATTCTGTACCGCAGCCGGAACTTGAAACACCGCCAAGAAGAACCCGCAAGGAAAGAAAGGCTGCTGAACAGGTTCAGACTGTTCAGGACGGTACAACAAATACTGATTCTGAAACTGTCACACTGGATGCAGATACATACTTCTATGTTCCGGGAGATGATAACTATGTGATGAAGCACAAGGGTGACACGGTTGAACTGATCGTTGACGATGTTGAGGTTATGAAGGTTATCAGCAAGGAAGAATTTGGTGAGGGCGTGAAGCGTTTAGCACAGGCAAACAATCCTAAGTCGGAAAACCCTATTGACGGGGCAATGAACCCGCCGGAGAAGGGCAGACGCACAAGAAGAAGTGCGGCACAGGCACAGGCACAGCCTGATAATGCAGATACAACAGCGGATGAAACCCCGGCAGTAGATGAACAGCCGACTGGCAGAACCCGCAGAGTAAGAAAAACACACTAAGAAAGTGAGGTAAAAGAACATGAACAATCCTTTTAATATTCCGGATGAAATATTTGATACAATGATTGCATCTGCAATCGCACGAAGTATCAATCAGAGCATGGCTGGTGGTACAAATAATGATAGAAAAAAAGTATTACCCAAAAGAGGTACAACAGTGGAAGATGGTGCAATCGCCGCAAAGAAAATCTATGATGCCTATGTAAAAGCTGGGTTCAATGAGGTTCAGGCGTTTGAGTTGTTAAAGTTAATATTAAGCAAATAAGAAAGGTTAAAAGGTGAAAAATTATGGCTATTGATTTTAGTGCATTTGATGAAAAGGTTGATTTACAGGAATTACAGAATGAGGTGCAGAACGCACCTGACAATGATCTTGCTGATGTGCCGGATGGTACATATATCATTGGTATTGAGAAGATGGAAATTAAGTTGACCAAGGCACAGGATAAGTTGATGTTTGCAGTTCAGGCAAAGATCAAGGAAGGTGAACAGGCAAACCGCATGATCTTCTTCAACCGCACTATTTCCGGCAACAGTTCCCCTAAATGGACTGACGGACAGGCAATCAAGAGTGTTTGCACATGGGTCAATCGTCTGATTGCAGAAGATGAAGAACCTGTCACATTCGTAAATTATGCGGATTTTGCAGATCAGATTCTTGATGTGTTCCAGTCCATTCAGGGCAAGATTGAAATTGAGGTTGACTATAAGGCTGATGCTTTCAACCCTATCACAATCAAGGAAGTTTTTGACTGCTAAAAAATTTTACTTGTAAAGTTAAGAAGTCTTAACTTAGAATGTTATCAGGCGGTGGCGGGGTCACACCTTCCACCGCTATTTTCAGAAAGGGTGAATGTAGTGATTTTTTATGACTTTGAGGTTTTCAAGGAAGATTGGCTTGCCGTTTTCATTGATGTGACCAAGAAAAAAGAATATGTAATAATCAATAACCCTGATGAATTAAAAGCCTTATATGAAGCTAATAGCAAGGATATATGGGTAGGTTATAACAACCGCCACTATGACCAGTACATTATGAAAGGTATTCTGTTGGGAATGAACCCAAAAAGAATCAATGACTGGATAATTGTTGAAAAAAAGGAAGGGTGGCAATTTTCATCAGCGTTCAACAAAGTTCCAATGATTAACTATGATGTTATGCCGACCCCCCCGGTTGGTTTGAAAACACTGGAAGGTTTTCTTGGCAGCAATATCAAGGAAACGGATGTTGATTTTAGAATAAACAGGAAATTGACCAAGGAAGAAATTGAAATGACAGTTTTTTACTGTCGGCATGATGTGGAAGAAACCATCAAAGTATTCCTTGAAAAAATAGATGAATTTAATGCAATGCACGGTATCATTCAGGCTTTCCCGGATATTGTAAGACTGTCTGATATAGGGGACAGTGAAGCAAGAATCACTGCAAAAGTGCTTGGTTGTTCCCGCAGATCATTTGAAGATGAATTTGATTTCTACTTTTTGCCGTGCTTGCAACTGAAAAAATATAAATATGTTCAGGACTGGTTTGAACAGAAAAGACAAGAAGCCTTGTCAATGGACTTGGCACACATGGATAAATACTCAAAACGTACATGGTACAAAGAACAGGGTCTTGAAACCGTGGTTGCGGGTATTCCTCATTCATTCGGTTTTGGCGGTGTTCATGGGGCGACAGCCACACCAATTCATAAGACCGGGCAACTGCTGCACGTTGATGTAAACAATTACTATCCTTCAATGCTGATTGCTTGGGGACTGGTTACAAGGGCAGCAACTAATGACAATTACCCGTTGGTGTATAACACACGAAAAGCCATGAAGGAAAAACAGATTGCTGCAAAAAACGCCGGAAACAAGAAAGAAGTTAAGCGGTGGAAGAAAGCACAGTTGCCATATAAGAAGATGCTGAACGCCTTGTCAGGTGCAATGAAGGATGAAACCAATGCAGCGTATGACCCAAGAAACAATAACTGTATGTGCATCAACGGTCAGTTGATGTTGCTTGACCTGATTGAACACCTTGAAGTTGTACCGGGATTTGAACTGATTCAGTCCAACACGGACGGTCTTATTATTTGGATTCCTGACACAGATGAAGCCTTTGAAATGGTTGATGATATTTGTTGGGAGTGGGAACAGCGTTGTTCAACAGATCAGTGTTCAATTCTTCTTGAACTGGATAACATCAGTGAAATCTATCAGAAGGATGTGAACAATTACCTTTGGGTTGGTATTGACGGTGGTGTTGAAAGAATCGGTGCTTATGTAAAGGAACTTTCAGCGGTTGACAATGATCTGCCAATCCTGAATAAAGCACTGGTTGACTACATGGTCAAGAAAACCCCGGTTGAACAGACCATCAATCAGTGTGATGACCTGATTATGTTTCAGAAGATTGTCAAGTTATCAGACAAGTATGATTGGGTAGAACATGAGCATTGCACCCCGCTTGTCAGTTATATAGGCAAAAGAACAATCAAGACGGTATATGAATACCCTGACAAGGACAAATACACATATAAGTCATACAGGGTATTTGCATCTAACGATCAGAAGGACGGAAGATTGCTGAAACGTAAACAGGTGAAAGCAAAGGGTGAAAAATTTGGTAATACACCTGACCACTGTTTCATTTTCAATGATTCAGTTGTTGGGGTAAAAACACCGCCTGAACTTGATAGGCAGTGGTACATAGATTTAGCAAAGAAACGCTTGAAACAATTTGGTGTTGTAGCGTAACACCGGGAAGGAAGGTTTTTATGGATTTAGAAATCAGATATGAAAATGGTTCAATGACTGTTCATCTTGAAGAATTTTTGAATATCCGCAGCATCACCAAGGTCAGGAAACTGCTGAAACTTATCAGAAGCAGTTTCACCCCGGAATGTGAACAGCAGATTAAAGAATTTGTTCAGGAACAGACTGAACAGTTTGAACAGGTTCAGAAGGAACACAGTATTTATATTGAAGGGTACACGCAAAAGGTCAAGTATACAGAACAGCAGATCAGGCAGACAAAGCACTGTATTTCACAGATTCAGACGGGTGTTAAAAACTCGCAGCTTCTCCGGGATTCACACAGGAAGAACACAAAAGTTTGGAAGGATCGTAATGCTGATGTAAAAAAGTACAGGGAACGCCTAAAAGAACCAAGGGCAACTTTGAAGGAACAGAATGAAGAACTTAGGAACTTGAAAACACGGTTATGGAAAAGGCAAAAGGCTTTTGACTGCAATGTCAGAAACAAGGAATTTTATAAAAAAGTGATGCAAGAAATCACTTAAAGGATGGTGATAAAAAATGCCACTATACAAAGGTTATGTTGAAACCAAAGGCAAGGCAAGCATTGAAAAACTGAAAAACAGAACCACATGGAAAACCTATGATGAAGTGAAGAACCTGAATGGGTTCGGCGGGGTTTTGGCTGATGACACTATCCTTATCGACATTGATGATTCTGACCAATCTGAAATTCTGATGAACATTGTGGAAGAACTGCAACTTGACTGTAAAGTTCTTTGTACCAGTAGGGGAAAACACTTTCTTTTCAAGAACCGCACCATTGCAAGGAACAGGACACACGTTCAGTTAGCTGTTGGTCTTACTGCTGATATAAAAGTCGGCAGTAAGTTGTCTTATGAGGTCATCAAGATTAACGGTGAAGAAAGATTTTGTGAATGGGACATTGAAGAAGGTGGAAAGTATCAGGAAGTTCCCAAGTGGTTGTTCCCGGTCAAGGCAACCGCAGACTTTGTTGATATGGATGCCGGGGACGGAAGGAATCAGGCACTTTTCAATTACATCCTGACCCTGACTGCAAATGATTTCACGGTTGAAGAAACCCGTGAGTGCATCCGCATCCTGAATAAGTTTGTTCTGAAACAACCGCTGTCAGATGATGAACTGGAAGTGATCTTGCGTGATGATGCTTTTCAGAAACCTGTCTTTTTCCTTGGCAGCACATTCCTGTTTGACAAGTTTGCGGTGTTTATGAAGAACACGGCACACGTTATCAAAATCAACGGGCAGTTGCATATATACAAAGACGGTGTGTATTCCAATGGGTACAAAGAAATTGAATCAAACATGATTCAGCACATCCCAAACTTGAAAAAGATGCAACGCCGGGAAGTTCTTGACTACATGGAACTGATCGTTGATGAAAAAGAACAGTCAGATGCAAACCTGATTGCTTTCAACAATGGTGTATATGACCTTGTGACCGGGGAACTGAAACCATTCAGCACAGACATTGTTATTACTAACAAGATTCCTTGGGACTACAAGCCGGATGCCTATTCTGAACTGGCAGACAGTACACTGAGCAAGTTAGCGTGTGGTGATGCAGCAATCAGGGCGTTGTTGGAAGAATGTATTGGTTACTGCTTTTACAGAAGAAATGAGTTAGGCAAGGCGTTCATCCTGACAGGTGACAAGTCTAACGGTAAAAGTACATTTTTGGATTGTGTCAAAGCAATCCTTGGTGATCGGAACATTTCAGCACTTGATCTGAAAGAACTGGGGGACAGGTTCAGTACATCAATGATGTTTGGAAAATTGGCAAATATTGGTGATGATATTGGTGATGATTTTCTCCAAGGATCACAGGTTGCTACATTCAAAAAAGTAGTAACCGGAAACAGAATCAAAGCAGAACGCAAAGGACAAGACCCATTTGAGTTCAACCCGTTCATCAAACTGTTATTCAGTGCCAATGATATTCCCCGTATGAAGGACAAGACCGGTGCTGTTCTCCGGCGTTTGGTCATTATTCCATTCAATGCCACATTTAGCAAGGATGCACCTGATTATGACCCATTCATCAAGTACAAACTGATTCAGCAAGAAAGTGTTGAATATCTTATCAAGGTTGGTGTGGAAGGTCTGAAAAGAATCATTATCAATGATGAATTTACGAAGTCTGACAAGGTTCAAGATCAGCTAACAGAATATGAGGAAGAAAACAACCCGATCATTGCATTTATCAATGATACTGGTGTTGATATGATCGAAAATCAGCCAACCAATGAGGTATATAAGCGGTATCAGGTATTTTGTGCTGATAATAGTATGCAGCCAATGTCAAATATAGTGTTCAGTAAGCAGATCAACAAACGCCTTGACTTGGAAATTTCAGTTGTAAAGCTAAACGGTCAGACCCGCCGCATTTTCAAAAACAGGAGGGATAGATAAAAAATTATGAATAGTATTTATAAAACATTGGGCGCATCTAATCATACATCTGGGGAACGGCAATCACATGACTATTATGCTACGGATCCTAAAGCGGTGGAATTATTGCTTGCAGAAGAACAGTTCCACCCGATCATTTGGGAATGTGCTTGTGGTGAGGGGCATTTGTCAAAAGTGCTTGAGCGGCATGGGTTTGAGGTTATCAGCACAGATTTGATTTATCGTGGGTTTGGTGATCCTGAACCACTAGATTTCCTAAAAGAATCCCTTGCGAATTTTGAAGGGGATATTGTGACAAATCCACCATACAAATATGCGCTTGAATTTTGTCAGAAAGCGTTAGAAACCGTGAGACCGGGAAGAAAAGTTGCAATGTTTTTAAAACTGCAATTCCTTGAAGGGAAAAACAGAAAGCAGTTTTTCTTACAAAACCCACCCAAAGTTGTGTATGTAAGTTCTTCCCGGTTGGTATGTGCAATGAATGGAGAGTTTGAAAAATATTCTTCAAGTGCAGTTGCGTATGCGTGGTTTGTGTGGGAAAAAGGTTTTCACGGTAATCCAATAATAAAATGGATAAATTGAAAGGATGTCTGAAATGATTAAATATTTAAGTTTGTTCAGCGGAATAGGTGCTTTTGAAAAAGCATTACAACGGTTACAAATTCCGTATGAATTGGTGGGATATTGTGAAATTGACATATATGCAAGCAAAGCGTATTCGCTTTTACATAAGGTACCGGAAACAATGAATTTTGGTGATATTACGAAAATAAATGAAATGCAGTTACCAAATGATATTGATTTGATAACCTATGGATTTCCATGTCAGGACATATCACTTGCAGGGCATCAGAAAGGCTTGCTGAATGATGACGGTTCAAAAACACGTTCAGGGTTATTCTTTGATGCGCTTAGAATCATAGAGCACACAAAACCTAAAATTGCGATTGCAGAAAATGTGAAGAATTTGACCGGGAAAAAATTCAGGGGACAGTTTAACATCGTTCTGCAATCCCTAGCAGATGCCGGGTACAACAATTACTGGAAAGTGCTGAACGCAAAAGATTATGAAATCCCGCAAAACAGAGAGAGAGAGTAATCATAATGAGTATTAGGAAAGACATTGACACCGGTGTGTTTGAATTTCCTGAACCCGTGGAATTGAAACTTAGGCTGAAAGATCTGTTAGAGGATACGGTTGATGAAAAATACTATGTGAACCCGGAACGAGTGAAAGCACTAACTCCGCAGTTGGTAGAAAAACAAATTTCTAATGCTATTCGTAGGGGGGGGGCAGAGTTCAGTAGACCGTCATCAATGGGACTTGGTTGCAGTACAGAAGTAATGAAAATTGGTATTACTGGGGGACATCAGAAAGACGGTGTATATGACCCTAACGGTATTTGTACTATATTATTAGCAAGCCATTATAAGTAGCCTATTCAGGTAATAGAAAGGGATGAACGGAGTGAATGAAAATATCGAAATTATATTTTTGGGGAACATTTATCCTACCAAGAACCGGGCAAATCCAAATCAAGGGCGGGTCTATCACCCAGACGGACTTGCCCCAACACTGAATTGTAAGGGGGGCGGTAATTTGGAACCATTCATATTGATAGGAAGTACACAGGCTAATGCTTGTGTGGGTGATGGGGATTACTGTTCCACATTAACGGAAGCGATGGGAAAGGGTGGTGGTCAAATACCCATGGTTGGTGAAATTATAAATCCATTAAAAGGAATATCAGGTTATGGTTGGCACTTTGAACAACAAGTGTATGATGCGGAAGGGGTGACAAGGGCATTGAAAGCAGGTGGTGGTAGCGGAAACATACCAAAAGTCATTGAATCGATAAATGCGATGCCAGATGGCACGTGCAGGACTATAAAAAATCAATATTATAAAACGTCAGTAGCAAACTTTGAGAGAAATTCAACATTCGGTGCAACTGGTGTTTGTGTATATGGTAAACAAATAGAAGTCGATGAACCGGTGGCATTAGACGAACAAAACGAATATGTCAGAAAAGACGGATGTGTTGGAACAATCATGACAGATGGGAGTTCCTCAAAACATAATAACAGAGTATTGCTGACAGATTTCAGAATTAGGAAACTTACACCAAAAGAGTGTTTCCGACTTATGGGGTTTGATGATGCAGATGTTGATCTGCTTATTGAAAATGGAATTTCAAACACACAACTGTATAAAATGGCTGGAAATTCTATTGTAGTAAATATGTTGGAATTTCTATTTTGCCAGATATTTGATAATAATGATGAAATTTGGGTGTAGAAAGGAAGGTATCAGTTAATGAAAGGTGGAAGAAATCAGGAAGGGTATACGGATCCAACGGCAACTACCGCAGTTGGTAATGTGATGCGAGAACAAAGAAAACAGTCTGAAAGTGAAATACATGAGTCAGAAAAACGTGCCTATGATCTGATTAAGATTTTGAAATATATCATCGGTGTGGCAGGATTTGAACTGATTGAACGTGTTCAGTTAAAAGATAGTAAAACAGGGAGAATTTACAAGTGAAAGAAAAAGTAAAGAAAATTATCAGAATAATTTCAACCCTAGCCGCGGTTATTTTTCTGACCGCAGTTATGATCAATACAATCATGAAATATTGGAAAGACTTTTTGTTGCTTGGTATTTTTATTATCGTATGTCTTATTATTTTATGGGCGTTTGAATGATGAAAGGGATGGTAAATCTGATCGAAAATAAACTTTTAGAATTATTTAAACAAAAAGACAGTGTGTCAATGGTCAACGATATTTTTCCCATACTGGGTACAGAATTTGATAATAGGATAATTGACGAAGAACTTTGTAATGACATGCGCCAATATGTGCTTGGGTTGTTGCGTACAGTATATAGTGAGGGTATTCAGATGATTGCGGTTCCTAAATTTGGACAAAATCAGTCATTGGGGTTTGGTGGAATGGTAGTTGTTGATGTGGTTTATGAAAAAGTTATACAATAGTTACGGTTAGTTACGGTTGACCGTTACGGTTGAAACCCTTGTAAATACTGGAGGTTACGGTTGGTTACGGTTAAAAGTGATTTTCTTATTATTTATATTTTTTTAATATTTTTATGTAACTATAAAAAAATAAAAATATAAGAATAAGAACATCAACCGTAACCGTAACTTGTGTGACTTTCCCGTAAAATAAAGGATTTCAGGGGTTTTTTAGTGTATTTTTAACCGTAACCTTAAGCGTAACTGTAACCGGGAAAGGACAGGTGAAATAGTGAAAACATTATCTGCAAGGGAATATTTAGGACAGTTAGCGTTTTTAGATACGAATATCAATCAAGATTTAGAACGGCTTGAAATGATGAAAATTAATGCTTGCAATACAGGCGGCATTGATTATTCTTCTGAAAGAGTACAGACAAGTCCATCAGGTGATAGTTTGTGTAAGGCAGTCACAAACTATGTTGCGCTGAATGAGAAGATAAATAACAGAATTGATCAGTATTCAGATGCAAAGGAAATAATTATTGATCAGATCAGAGGGCTGCACAATAATTATTACAATCAAATTTTATTCAAAGTGTATGTGCAGTATAAAACTGTGAAACAGGCATCCAAGGAAATGAAAAAGTCCTATAATTACACGGTTGAACTGCATAACAAGGCACTCGCAGCGTTTGAAGAAGCCTATGAAAACCTTACATATCTGATATAATCGGTTATAATCTGATAATTGACAAACCGATTTAAGACATTTATGATAGAGTTGCAAAAATTGGTTGCAGATAATTCGTTAAGAATTATCTGCAATTTTTATTTTACTGCCGATATTTGCTCCCTGAAATGTGATGTTTCAGGGTTTTTTTATTGCAAAAATCAATGAAAGGAGTGTTGTTTGATGGCAAAAACGGCAAAATTAACTGAAAAACAGCGGCGTTTTGTTGATGAATACCTGATTGACCTGAATGCAACACAAGCAGCCATTCGGGCGGGTTATTCGGCAAAAACAGCAGATCAGCAAGGTTCAAGGATGTTGGCAAATGTCAAGGTTCAACAGGAAATCAGCGTTGCAATGGCAGAACGATCAAAAAGAACTGGTATCAATCAGGACAGGGTTGTGTTAGAACTTGCCCGCATTGCTTTTGTGAAGATGACAGACCTTGTTGATAGTCACGGAAGAATAAAAGACGGGGCATCAGAAGATGACCTTGCCTGTATCGAATCCGTGAAATACAAACAGTCTGAATCAGATACCGGGTCAAGTGTTGAAAGGGAAGTGAAGATTTCACCAAAGCTGAAAGCACTTGAATTACTTGGTAAACACTTGGGTATGTGGAATGACAAACTGGATGTGAACATCACGCAGCCTATTGTTATCACAGGTGAAGATGCCCTTGAAGATTAGGCGGTGATTGCCTATGGTAAAGAACCGCATTTCTTCACAGTATGTTTTTGGGTATCAGAAGTTTATCCTGTACCCGGAAGATTACAAGGTTACTAAGTCCAGCAAGAAGAAAGTACAGTTGCCCGAACTGGTTGGTAAGGGTTACGGTACTTTTTGGCGTTGGAAAGGTAGATATAGGGTATGTAAGGGCAGCCGTGCATCCAAGAAATCAAAAACAACTGCCCTTTGGTACATCACCAATATGATGAAGTACCCACAGGCAAATACCCTTGTGGTCAGAAAGACTTTCAGAACCCTGAAAGATTCCTGTTTCACAGAATTGAAGTGGGCTATTCACCGCCTTGGCGTTGATGCCTTTTGGGAAATCAAAGAATCACCACTTGAAATGACATATAAACCGACAGGTCAAAAGATTTATTTCAGGGGACTGGATGACCCCCTGAAAGTAACATCAATAACCGTTGATATTGGTTGCTTGTGTTGGATGTGGATTGAAGAAGCGTATGAAATCAGTTCAGAAGATGATTTCAATATGCTTGATGAATCAATCCGTGGTGCTGTTCCTGACGGTTCAGGACTGTTCAAGCAAATAACACTTACACTGAACCCGTGGAATGAACACCACTGGATAAAGAAGCGGTTTTTTGATACCCCTGATGATGAAGTCCTTGCAATGACCACCAATTACAAGTGCAATGAATGGTTGGATAAGGCAGACTTGAAAGTCTTTGAAACCATGAAGAAGCAGAACCCAAGGCGTTACAAAGTGGCGGGTCTTGGTGATTGGGGTATTGTAGACGGTCTTGTCTATGAAAATTGGGAAGAAAAGGCGTTCAGTATTGATGAAGTCAAGAAGATTGCCGGGGTCAAGTCTGTATTCGGTCTTGACTTTGGTTATACAAATGACCCGTCAGCACTGTTTTGTGGTCTGATAGATCAGTCAAGCAAGACTATTTGGGTCTTTGATGAAATGTATCAGCCGGGCATGAGTAATGAAGCCATTGCCGAACAGGTTCAGCGGATGGGATATGTGAAAGAGAAGATCACAGCCGATTCAGCCGAACCAAAGAGCATTGACCGCTTGCGTGAACTGGGTCTGAAAGGAATCAGGAAAGCAAGGAAGGGAAAGGACAGCATCAACAACGGCATTGACTTCATTCAGGACTATCACATTATCATTCACCCAAGATGCGTGAATTTCATCACAGAGATCAGCAACTATCAATGGGACAAGGATGCCAAGACAGGCAAGAAACTGAACCGTCCTATTGATGACTTCAATCACCTGATGGATGCAATGCGTTATGCAGTTGAATCTATTGTGAAGGGTGATGCGTTCAGTTTTGATTAAGTAATTACCGGGTAGAATACACGGCATCAGCAACCGTTCTTTTTGGACGGTAGGAAACGGTTGTCAAATGCTTACTCCGGGGCGGTTGCAACAGGTGACCGCCTATGATGCCTGTATAACTACTTTTTGAATAAAAGAAACAAATTAGTAACAACAACCATTGAAAATGCAGTGTTTTCAGTGGTTTTGATTTTATTATGCAATGAAAGGGGGTGAATTGAACCGTGTTCAGTTCCTTTGTGGATGCAATCACATTAAAACTTAGCAACTTTATATTGCAAGGGGCAAAGGCACACATGACCGACTTGGAATTTCTTGAAAAGGAAATTGCAGCATGGAAGTGTTCACCCCGTAGGATGATGCAGATAAAAGGATTTTTGTACTATGACGGTGACCATGATGTAATTCACCGCAAGCGTACAATGATTGGTAAAGATGGGGAACTTGAAGTTGTTGAGAACCTACCAAACAACAGAATTGTTGATAACCAGTATGCAAAGATGGTCAATCAGAAAGCCAATTATCTGTTCGGTAAGCCGTTCACACTAAGCGGTGAAAACACTACGTACATTGAACTGCTGAAAAAGATATTTGACAAGAAGTTCATGCGAACATTGAAAAGTGCGGGCAAGGCTGCATATAATGGCGGTATTGCTTGGTTATACCCATATTACAATGAACGGGGTGAATTTGCTTTCAGGCTTTTCCCCGCTTATGAGATTTTGCCGTTTTGGAAAGATTCTGAACATACTGAACTGGATTTCTTCATCAGACTGTATGTGTCAGTTGCTTATGACGGCACACAACGCAAGTACATTGAAAAGGTTGAATTGTATGATCTGACAGGTGTTCACCTGTTCATACTGGACGGTTCAAAACTGATACCTGATGTTGTGAACAATGACACTGCTGATTTCCCGCACGTTACAATGACGGATGCGGCCGGAAATGTGCAAATGTTCAACTGGCAGCGTGTTCCCCTGATTCCATTGAAAGCCAATGAACAGGAAACACCGCTGATTAAAAGGGTCAAGTCCTTACAGGACGGTATCAATGTGATGCTGTCTGACTTTGAAAACAATATGCAAGAGGATGCAAGGAACACCATTTTGGTACTGAAAAACTATGACGGTACTGATTTGGGTGAGTTCAGAAAAAACCTTGCAACCTTTGGTGCAGTCAAAGTCAGGTATGACGGTGATACAAAGGGCGGTGTTGAAACCCTTGAAATCACGGTAAATGCAGACAATTACAAAGTTATTGTGGAAATCTTCAAGAAAGCCTTGATTGAGAACGCAATGGGTTATGATGCCAAGGATGACAGACTTTCCGGCAATCCTAATCAGATGAACATTCAGTCAATGTATTCTGACATTGATACAGATGCCAATGATACGGAATCAGAAGCACAGGCAACAATGGATGATGTGCTTTGGTTTATCAACTGTCACCTTGCCAATACGGGACAGGGTGACTTTGAAGGTGAAGAAGATGGTGTTGATGTGGTATTCAACCGTGATATGCTGATGAATGAATCAGATATTATTGATAACTGTCAGAAGTCACAGGGAATCATTTCTGATGAAACTATCATCAGTATGCACCCTTGGGTGGATGACCCGCAACTTGAAATGGAACGCCTGAAAAAGCAGAAGGAAGAAGCACAGAAAGAAATGCTTGCACAGTATGACCCGTTTGGTACACAGAATGATGACCCTGACAATAAAGGTGACCCGTCACAGGGAAGTCAGGGCGGTGAAGTAGATGAATAACGGTGAATACTGGCAGAAGCGTTTTGAACTGCTTGAACAGGCAGCACACCAACAGGGGGTTCAGTGTTATGCGGATATTGAAAAACAGTATCGACAGGCACAGAAGCAACTTGAAGGTCAGATTGCTGCATGGTATCAGCGTTTTGCATCTAACAACGGGGTAACCCTTGCAGAAGCAAAGCGGATGTTGAACGCAAAGGAACTTGCTGAATTGAAATGGGATGTAAACCAGTATATTCAGTACGGTCAGGAAAATGCGATCAGTGGTACTTGGGTCAAGCAGCTTGAAAATGCATCTGCAAGATTCCATATCAGCAGACTTGAAGCCTTGAAGTTGCAGACCCAACAGAGCATTGAAGTCATGTTTGAAAATCAACTTGACAGCATTGACAGCACAATGCGGAATGTTTACAAGTCCGGCTATTATCACACAGCCTATGAAATTCAGAAGGGTGTGGGTGTTGGTTGGGACTTTTCCGCACTGGATGACAAGCAGATCAGCAAGGTCATCAATAAGCCTTGGGCGGTTGACGGTAAGAATTTCAGTGAAAGGATATGGGGCAACCATCAGAAGTTGGTCAATGAATTGAACAACACCCTGACACAGAACATTATCTTGGGGAAAGACCCGCAGAAAGCCATTGATGAAATTGCCCGGAAGATGAACACTTCCAAGGTCAACGCCGGGCGGTTGGTTATGACAGAAGAAGCCTTTTTCAGCAGTGCAGCACAAAAGGACTGTTTTGCTGAACTGGATGTTGAAATGTATGAGATTGTGGCAACCCTTGATTCCCACACTTCTGATATATGCCGGGGAATGGACGGCAAGCATTTCAAAATGTCAGAATGGAAGGTTGGGGAAACTGCCCCGCCTTTTCATGTTCATTGCCGTTCAACTACTGTACCGTATTTTGATGATGAATTTGATGCTGTTGGTGAACGTGCTGCACGGGATGAAGAAACAGGCAAGACCTACTTTGTACCGGGCAACATTACCTATAAGGAATGGGAAAAGTCATTTGTCAATGGCGGGGATAAGTCAGACTTGCAACCAGTCAACAGTGATGATACAATCAAAGAAAAAGAACCAAGTGAAGCATTTCAACAGATTCAGAAAGCGTGTGAAGCGGACAAAGTTGAATACAGACCTGTTCAGAAACTTTCACAGCCGTTATCGTCTGATAAAATCATTGAAAGGCTTGCGGGTGGAGATATGACCAATGGTTCATGTTCTTCACTGGCTTTTGCATACATTGGAAACAGGAACGGTCTTGATGTTCTTGATTTCAGGGGTGGCGGTAGTCAGTATGTGTTTTCTATGAACAGCAACATCAAGAAAATACTGGAATTACCGGGTGTGAACGGTTCAATCACAATGGTAAAGAAAGAGATTTCAGGAACAATGGAAGTCCTGAATAATCTTGTCTTGAATAAAGAATACTATCTTGCAACTGGTAAACACGCAGCCATTGTCAGACGGGTTGACAGCGGTGTTGAATACTTGGAACTTCAATCAAAATTTCAGAACGGGTGGATGCCATTTGACCGTTATGGTTCAATGGCTGCAACACTGAATAAGCGTTTTGGGTGTAGGAAAACAGTTGATAAGCAATTCGGCAAGGTTTGGGAAAAATCGGTTGTTCTTATGGATGTTGAATCATTCAATGAAAACACTGAATTTGAACAAATTCTTGGGTATATAAATACCGCAGTAGAAAGTCAGAAGAAAGGGGTGACGGGTGATGTCAAGTAACTGGTACAAGAACAATGAAACAGATCAGATTTGGTGGAAAGATACACCTGATTCAGTCGGTGAATGGTTGTTCAGTTTTGACAAAAAGCAAGTGTTCAATATGTTTGCTGATTATCCGCACAACCTAACACCTGAACAGAAAAAAATATTTGATGAAGAAAATCCTGAATGGTGTGAGTTCTTCAAAGATAGAGTATAGAAAGCACGGTCAAATAGCCGTGCTTTTTTCATACCTGAACAAGTTATCAATAGACCTGTAATAATTGCTATATGGCGGTTATATGAGGTCAGAAAGGGGGATAAAAGGCACATGAAAACGTACACAATGAGAAAGGCATGGTGATCCTGATTATCTCCCGGCTACTGGGTCAAGTAGCATATAGAAAAGGCATCCGGCAGCGGGTGTCTTTTTTCTTGCGGGTTGTCAAGCGTAAACCGAACAAAACCAATCAATCATGTGGGAGTAACCCCGTATAAAAACGTATTTGAAAGGATGGTATAAAGATGACAAGAAAACAGTTAGAGGATTTAGGACTTACCAAGGAACAGGCTGATTCAGTAATGAAAATCAATGGTGATGACATTGAGAACGCAAAGGGTACTGCTTCAACAGAAATCAAGAACTTGCAGACAGAGGTTGAAGGACTGAAAACACAGGTCGGTGACCGTGATAGGCAGTTAGAAACCCTGAAAGCATCTGCCGGGGACAATGCTGATCTGAAAAAGCAGATTGAGGACTTACAGACTGAAAACGCCACAGCCAAGGCAAACCATGAATCTGAACTGAACCAGTTGAAAATTGATTTTGCGGTTGAAAAGGCACTTACTGGTGCAAAGGCAAAGAATATCAGGGCAGTCAAAGCCTTACTTGAACTTGGAGAAGCCAAACTTGACAAGGACGGAAATGTCAAGGGACTGGATGAACAGATCGAGAAGTTAAGAAGCGGTGATGACACCAAGTTCCTGTTTGAAGCACAGAAGCAGCAGAAACAGCAGCAGAAACAGCAGCAGAATTTCAAAGGTTTTCAGCCGGGAGCATCGGGGGAAAAGAAACCGGGTGAGGGTGAAACGGTCGATTTCTCAAAAATGAGTTATGACGAACTTACCGCTTACATGGAAGCAAACCCGGATGCAAACTAATTTTTAGAAAGGTGGTAAAATATAATGCCAAAATTTGATGCGAAAAGTTTTAACGAAAAGGCGTTCGGTAAGTACATGAGTGCTATTCCGAACGTAAAACTGAACAAGTTACGTGAATCCCGTGCAATCGTTGGTGATGCAAGATTGCGTGACACTTTTGTGAATAACTCACAGACTGGCACTGTTTACGCAGTGTTACCGTTCTTTGGTCTGCTTTCCGGCACACCGCAGAACTATGACGGTGTTGACAATGTTACACCGGGCAAGACTGACACCTATGAACAGGGTGTTTTCACTTATGGTAGAATGAACGGTTGGACAGAAGCAGATTTCAGTTATGACGTAACAGGTGGTACTGACTTCATGGCAAATGTTAGAAATCAGATCAATGACTACTGGAATGGTGTAGATCAGGATGTTATCCTTGCAATCTTAAAGGGTATTTTTGGAATGGCACAGACTGGCACGGGTGCAATTAAGACATCTAATGCAGCGTTTGTTGATGCACATACCCTTGACATTAGTGCAAGCACAACTGATGCAAAAACTGATGCAACAATGTGTATGGATGCAACAACCCTGAACACTGCAATTCAGAAGGCTTGCGGTGATAACAAGCAGAAGTTCAAATTGGTTTACTGTCACAGTGCAGTTGCTACCAACCTTGAAAATCTGAAACTGCTTGCATACTTAAAGTACACGGATGCTGATGGTATGGAACGTGACCTTGAAATGGGTACATGGAACGGTAGACTGGTTGTTATTGATGATTCTTTACCTGTTGAGGTGAAGAATGTTGGTGATACTGGCGGGGATGTTTCCCTTTATACCACATACATCCTTGGTGAAGGTGCTATTGGTTTTGAGGATGTAGGTGCAAAAGTGCCTTATGAAATGGTTCGTGATGCTAAGACAAGGGGTGGTGAAGATACACTGATTTCCCGTAAACGTCACGCTGTTTCTGTTGCGGGTATTTCTTACACCAAGGCATCACAGGCAACTAATTCCCCTACTAACGCAGAGTTAGAGACAGGAAAGAACTGGTCACTGGTTGCATCCGATACCAAGACTATTGAGCATAAGGCAGTACCTATTGCCCGTATCATTTCCCGTGGATAATTTCTGATCTGAAAGGGTGGTTGCAATGTTTGATACTGATACATTAAAAGAACGGTTGAAATCATTCGGTTATGAGGTCAAGGCAGAAGATGAATTTGCCTTGACCTTTTGCGTTGAGAAAGTACGCAGTTCAATCAAGAATGAAATCAACTGGAATGATGTGCCGGAAGGACTGGAACACATTGCCGTTGATATGGCGGTGGGTGAATTTCTTCTTTCCAAGAAAACCTTTGCACCTGATGACCTTACCGGGTTTGATTTAGAATATGCTGTCAAGCAGATTCAGACAGGGGACACCACCACTGTCTTTGCGACTGGTGAAGGTTCAATGACCCCTGAACAAAGACTGACTTCTTTCATCAATTACCTTTTATCCTATGGAAAGGCTGAATTTAATTCATTCAGGCGTATCAGATGGTAAAGCAGATTCAGGCAGCACAGAAGGTTGCAAGAAAAGCCATTGAAGCAACCTATTTTGGTACTTTAATGGTGACAGAAATGCAGAAGGTAAGAAATGAGAAGTCAAAACTTATGGAAGAATCAGAGGTCGTAGTTTTGGAAGGTCAGCCTTGCAGGTTGTCTTTTGAAAAACTGCAAACAGCAATTCAGTCAGAATCAGCAGCAACGATCACACAGGGAACAAAGTTGTTTGTTTCCCCGGATGTAATCATCAAGGCGGGGTCAAAATTGACAGTAACACAGGACAATGTGACCACGGACTACACCCGCAGCGGTGTACCTTCCACATATCCAACCCATCAGGAAATTACGCTTGAACTGTTCAAGGAATATGCGTAAATGGGTAGAATAGGAAGATTTGACTGCAAAGGTCTGAAAGACTTTCAGGAGCAGTTGCAGCAGTTACAAAATCCTGATGACTTTGTGGAATCGTGTGCAAAGGAACTTGCCGCCCGCCTGTTGCGGTTGGTGGTAAAAAGAACACCTGTCGGACAGTACCCGGCAAGTTCAGGAAAAAAGGGCGGTACATTAAGACGTGGCTGGACTGGTTCAAAGAGATCATCAGCAAAGGGATATGCTGACAGCCTGACGGTAAATCATTTTGGTGATACCTATGTCATTGAAATTGTGAACCCGGTTGAATACGCATCCTATGTTGAGTACGGACACAGGACAGCCAATCATTCAGGATGGGTCAAAGGTCAGTTCATGATGACCATATCTGAACAGGAACTTGAAAGAATCGCCCCAAAGGTGCTTGAAAACAAAATCAAGAAATATTTAGGGGGAATAATCAAGTGATAAATTCAATAGTTGAAGCAATCAGTTGTTCCCTGAACAAAGAATTCGGGGATGATTATGAAATCCATAATGAAGAAATCAAGCAAGGTTTGAAGGAACCTTGCTTTTTTATTGCTTGCCTGAACCCCAATAACAACCTTTTCCTTGGGAAGAGGTATAAACGTACCAATCAGTTTTGCATCCAGTATTTTCCGCAGTCCGCAAAGAAGCAGCAGGAATGTGCTGATGTGGCTGAAAGAATGTGTGACTGCTTGGAGTACATCACAACAGACGGTGATCCCAAACCAATTATGGGTTCAAAAATGAATCATCAGGTGGTTGATGGTATTCTGAACTTCTTTGTCAATTATGACTTTTTCACGGTTAAGAAAGAGGATCAGATATCACCACCAATAGAAACTATGACGGCAAGCACGTATGTGAAGGAGGGTGATTGATTATGGCAGAAAGAAAAACAACGGGAACAGTTGCAAAGTCTGAACAGACTGAACCAAAGTTCAGCAAAGAACAGATTCTTGCATCTGCCCGTTTTGCAAACAGAAGGGACTTGGTGGATGCCCTTCTTGATGAAAATAAAAGTTATACCTTAGAAACAGTTGACAATTTAGTTGAAAAATATATGAAAGGACAGGTGAAATAGTATGGCTTTAGGTGGTGGTACATTTACCGTACAGAACAAAGAACTTCCCGGTGCTTATATCAACTTTGTATCTGCTGCATCTGCATCCGCTGCATTATCTGATAGAGGTATTGCAACGATGCCGCTCGAACTTGACTGGGGAGTTGAAGGGGAAGTTTTTGAAGTAACAAATGAGGATTTCCAGAAAAACAGTATGAAGATTTTCGGTTATGCGTTTGATGATCCGAAAATGAAAGGGCTGAATGACCTGTTTTTAGGAGCGAAAACATTATATGCTTATCGTCTGAATGGCGGTGGAGAAAAGGCAGCAAACACATACGCAACTGCAAAGTATGGTGGTGTTCGTGGTAATGATTTGAAAATTGTAATTCAGACAAATGCTGACAATACAGACAACTATGACGTTACAACTTACTTAGGTACAACCAAGGTTGACACACAGACAGTTGCAAATGCTGCTGATCTTGTGGCAAACGATTATGTGACATTCAAGGACACTGATCTTGCAATTACTGCCGGAACACCTTTGACTGGTGGAACGAACGGCACAGTTGATGGCACTGCACATCAGGCTTACTTAGATAAGATCGAATCATACACCTACAACACAATGGGAGTTGTAGTTACTGATGATATTACCAAGAAGTTATATGTGGCTTTTAATAAGCGTTTGCGTGATGAACTTGGTATCAAGTTCCAGTTGGTTGTTTATAGACTGGCTGCTGATTATATGGGTGTTATCAGTGTAAAGAATAAAATAACAGATGCCGGATGGTCAGAAGCGGCACTTGTGTACTGGGTAACTGGTGCAGAAAGCGGTTGTGCAGTCAATAAGTCTTGTCAGAACAAGAAATATGACGGTGGTTTCAACGTTGATGCAAAGTATACACAGAATGAGTTGAAGGCGGCGATCAAAGCGGGTGAATTTACTTTCCACAGGGATAACAAAGTTGTTCGTGTACTTGAAGATATTAATTCAATGGTGACTACTACAGATACCTGTGGGGACATATTTAAGGATAATCAGACAATCAGAGTTATTGATCAGCTGGGAAATGATGATGCAGTACTTTTTAACACAAAGTACCTTGGTGTTGTTCCGAATAACGCATCAGGCAGAACTTCCCTTTGGTCTGACTTGGCAAAAATCCGTACACAGTTACAGGATCTTACTGCTATTGAAGGGTTCACTGATTCTGATGTTAAGGTTGCACAGGGCGATTCTAAAAAGGCAGTTGTGGTTACATCAGGAATCACAGTTGTGAACAATATGAGTAAACTTTACATGACCTCTACGATCGCGTAAGAAAGGAGTGAAATACAATGTCAAATGTGACAATGAAAGCAAGAGACACTATTGCAGCAAAACTTGCTGAATGTTTTATCACAATCGGAAGTAGAAGATATAACTTCATGCAGATGATTGATATGGAAGCAAAAGTTGAGAAAACCAAGACTACTGTTCCCCGCCTTGGTGCAATCATGGCAGGTCACAAGTCATGTGGTATGGAAGGTACTTTTTCCGGCACAGCACACTATAACCAGTCAGTTCTTCGTCAGGCGTTACTTGATTATAAGAACACTGGTGAGGATGTGTATTTTGAAATGCAGATCACTAATGATGATCCCACAAGTGATGCAGCCAGACAGACAATTATTCTCTATGACTGCAATACAGACGGCGGTGTGTTAGCAAAATTTGATGCTGACGGGGAATACCTTGATGAAGAGCTTGAAGGAACATTTGAGGACTTCTCAATGCCTGAAGCTTTTTCGAACCTCACGGGTTTTCTTACTAACTAAGTAACAGAACCCCTTGTGTGGCTTTTATATAAGGTCATATAAAGGGGTTTTTCTATTCATTGATAAACAGAAGGGAGAACAACAAAATGTCAAAATTTAGTGCATTTATGAAAGAGAATAAAAAGGTAAAGGAAAATGAAAAGTTTGCACCTACTGCTTCACTGATCGGGTCTGATGGTACCCCTGTCAGATGGGAGTTCAGACACATCAGTTCCAAAGAAAATGAGGAACTTCGTGATGCAAATACTATTGAAGTTCAGGTGACTGGTAAACCGAACTTATTCAGACCTAAACTGATCACTTCAAAGTATCTCATTGCAATGATCACAAAAGCAACTGTATTTCCTGATCTTTATGATAAAGAATTACAGAACAGTTACGGTGTGATGACCCCGGAAGATTTAGTCTATGCAATGGTGGATGATGCCGGGGAAATGCAGGAGTTCCAGTTATGGATGCAGAAATTTCAGGGCTTTACTAAGTCACTTGATGAAAAGGTTGATGAAGCAAAAAACTAATTGAAGAAGGGGATGGTGAGGCAAATTATGCTTACTATGCCCTTCTAAAACTTCACATTCTTCCATCAGTGTTCTTGGCTATGGACGAACAGGAAAAAGCCTTTGTGATTGCTTCAATCAAGTTGAAAGCAGAGCATGATAAGAAGGAAAAGAAAAAAGCAGAAGCAAGGGCAAAGAAAAAACACTAAGAAAGGACGGTGAAACAGGTGTCATCTATTCAGACAGGTATTGAACTTAATGACCAATTCAGCGGAGTCTTGAACAACATCATCAGTTCAGTGAACCTTGCCGTGTCTGCAATGTATGATATGCAGCAGTCAATGAACGCTGATATTGATACGAGCAGTATTGAAGGAGCAAGGGATGAAATCAATCAGGCAACCGCTGCCATTGAGGCAATGAACCAGGCAGCAAGCCGACAGACTGCACCTGATATTGCACCGCCTGTTGTGGATGGGGGAAACGGTCAGGTGATTAACGTGGATGTAAACCCGATACTTCCCGAGCCTTTGGTTGAAAATCCTGAACCAATCAGACCTGAAATTCAGCCAAACGCACCGCCTGACCCTGAACCCGTGGAGATCCCGGTCACATGGAACACTGACGGGATGGATGTGTTTACAGGGACAGGTGTTGAACGATTTCAGCAAGAAGTTCAGAGTGCAAATGATATGTTGAACACGCTGAACACCACACAGGCAAGGATTTCACAGACTGCACAGGGGATGGATATATTGCCAGATGCGGCAGTTCAGGATATGAACACCATGGAACAACGCTTATCTGCAATTCAACAGCGGATTCAGCAGATTGAGAACACCCCGGTAAATGTGGGAGCAGACAATGCAAATGCGGAATTGGAGCAGTTGCGTATGCAGTTGAATCAGGCTATTCAGGAGCAAGAAACACTGAATCAGGCAATGCAGAACATGGATGTTTCCGCTGCCAATGATGCCTATTTGCGTTTGTCACAAACTGTTGGCAACACAGAAAGGTACATTCGTGACAATGTGGATGAACAAGGGCGTTTCAATCAGGAAATTTCAGCCGGAACGCAGCAGGCAAATGAACTGACCAACACAATCAAACGGGCGGTTACAGCCTATGTCAGTATTCAGTCAGTTGGAAAAGCACTGAACATTTCAGATGAACTTGTTCAGACAACATCCCGTTTAAGTATGATGAATGATGGAGTGCAGACAACTGGTGAACTTGTCAACATGGTATATGCAGCGGCACAGGATGCAAGGGGATCATTCAGTCAGATGGCTGACGTTGTTGCCCGTTTTGGTAACAACGCAAAGGATGCGTTCAGCAGTTCAGAAGAAGTTGTTGCTTTTGCTGATCTGATTCAAAAGCAGATGACGATCGCGGGGGCATCCACACAGGAAGCTGCAAATGCAGAGTTGCAGTTATCACAGGCACTTGGTTCAGGTGTTCTTCGTGGTGATGAATTGAACAGTATCTTTGAACAGGCACCTAACTTGATTCAGAATATTGCAGACTATCTTGATGTTCCAATCGGTAAGATCAGGGAAATGGCGGCAGATGGGGAACTTTCCGCTGATGTAGTCAAGGCAGCAATTTTTTCTGCATCTGATGACATTAACAGCAAATTTGAATCAATGCCTATGACTTGGGGACAGATGTGGCAGTCAATGCAGAATACAGCACTGATTGCATTTCAGCCTGTTCTTCAAAGGCTGAACGATTTAGCTAATAGTGAAGCATTTCAGACTTTTGTTCAAGGTGCTATTGAAGCAATGGCAATCCTTGCAAATATCCTTCTGAACGTGTTTGATTTAGCGGTATCAATCGGTACTTTCATAGGTGATAACTGGTCAATTATTGAACCTATCGTATACGGTGCAGCGGCGGCAATGGGAATATATGTAGCAGCGTTGTTGATTGGAAAAGGAATCATGCTTGCTATGGCAGCCGCACAGGCAATTCATACTGCCGCTACAACGGCATGGAGTTTTGCAACATTTGCAGCCACAGTAGAGCAGCAAGGACTTAATGCGGCACTTGCAGCTTGTCCTATCACATGGATTATCATTCTGATTATTGCGCTTATTGCAATAATTTTTGCCGTATGTAACGCGATAGCGAAAATGACTGGTATTGCTAACTCTGGTTTTGGTGTGATCACCGGTGGTGTAAATGTGGTGATTCAGTTCTTCAAAAACTTGGGTCTAACCGTAGCAAACATTGCCTTGGGTATTGGAAATGCTATTGTAGCACTTGCATCCAATATGATGACGGCATTTCACAATGCAATCTGTTCTATTCAGTCATGGTTTTATAGCCTGTTAAGCACGGCACTTTCAGTCATTGAAAGTATTTGTGCAGCACTGAATAAGCTACCATTTATTGAGTTTGATTATTCAGGAATCAGTTCAGCAGCGGATGCGTATGCAGCAAAGGCAAGTGAAGCGGCTGGAAATAAAAGCGATTATACATCTGTAAGTGATGCGTTCAGCAATGGATATAACACATTTGACACATATCAGAATGGGTGGGCTTCCAATGCGTTTAGCGCAGGTGCTGCATGGGGTGACGGGATTGCTGATGCAGTTAGCAACTTTAGCCTATCAGATTTGTTCGGAACTGCTGATATACCAAATTCAGATGATTACATTTCTGGTTTTGGTGATGCGATAAAAAATACTGGGCTCGGGTCTAATGTTTCTGATATATCGGATAATACGAGTGCAATCAAAGACTCTGTAGACGTATCAAATGAAGATCTAAAGTATCTTAGAGACATTGCGGAGCAGGAAGCTATTAACAGATTTACCACAGCGGAGATCAAGGTGGATATGGTAACAAATAATAATGTCAGCAATGATGCTGATTTGGATGGTATTGTGGACGGACTGACCACAAAGGTACTGGAAGCAATGGAAACAGTTAAGGAAGGGGGATGATAGGAAATGGCATATAATCTTTATCTGGATGGAGTGTTGTTTCCTGTCACTCCATCTAAAGTGACGGTAAAAATCAATAATCAGAATGAGACGGTAACGCTGATCAACGAGGGAGAAGCAAACATTTTGAAAGCTGCCGGTCTGACGGATGTTGAATTTGAGTTACTCTTGCCGAACACAAAATATCCGTTTGCAGTATATCCAAAGAAATTTAGAAAAGCTAAATTCTATCTGGATAAACTGGAACAGTTGAAAGCAGGGAAGAAATCTTTCCAATACATCATGACCCGGAGGATGTCGAAGAAAAAGAAGATCTTTGATACCAATATGACAGTTTCTCTGGAAAGCTACAGCATTATGGATGACTGGGACAACGGCTCTGACATTACGGTAAAAGTAAAATTGAAGCAGTATAAAGAATTTACAACCAAGATATGTACCATTGACATTTCATTGCCGAAACCCCAGGCATTAATGCAGCAGAGCAGAGAAACATCTGGTGCACCGACAGGTGGAAGTTACACTGTTGTTTCCGGGGATTGTCTGTGGAAGATCGCGAAACAGTTTTACGGCGATGGTGGAAAGTGGGGTGTGATCTACAATGCCAATCGGTCAGTGATCGGTGGAAATCCCAACTTGATCTATCCGGGACAGGTGCTTACAATCCCGGCAGGGTAAAAAAGTGATGACATTTGACAAATTATGTTATATAATTTTCTTATAACATTGAGGAGGAAAGAGTTATGGCATTAATCAAATGTAAGGAATGTGGAAAAGAAATAAGTGACAAGGCTACAACGTGCCCTAATTGTGGATGTCCAGTGGAGTTGGATGGGAAAGTTGTTCAAGCATTGCAGCAGCCCAATCTAAATGCGCAGGCACAGCAACCAGTTAAACATAAGAAAGGGCATGGTTGTTTGATCACAATTATTGTGTTTGTTGCCATTATGGTGGTATTTAGCATTGCTGTATCTTTCGGAGTAAAGGATGTGCAGAAAAATCCTCAAAAATATGATGACTCAATAGCCGCTAAGTACATAGAGGTTAGTAATGAGGAAGGATCTCTGATTGATGCAGTTCTCAATGATTGTGGAATTACAGAAGTTACTTCATTTGAGCATGATGAATTATTAGATAATGCTCATGCAGAGGGGGAAACAGGGTATAGGCTTGCAACGGGAAGTATTGATAATATCATTTTATATTTATTTGCTGACAAGTCTGTAAATCAGATAAGATACGCAGATTATGATTTGTATGCAGATGGAAACGTTGTTGCTACATTGCAAGATTACACAATTACCGCAGATGAAGCTTCTGATTTAATGGTTAGATGCGAGGATAAAGTAAAAGAATTGCTAAAATCCCCATCTACAGCCAAGTTCCCGAATATCCTTGAGTGGGGATTTAAAAAAGAAAAGAATATAGTAACAGTCCAAGGATATGTAGATGCACAAAATGGTTTTGGTGCAGAGATAAGAAGTGAATTTCAGTTCATTATTGACACAGATACAAACACAATTCAGTCACTTATCTTTGATGGACAGGAAATGATAGCACAGTAAATAAAGTACCCGCCTACATCATGTAAGCGGGTATTTTTATGCACAAAAATAGGGGGTGTCATGTACGAATTACTAATGCAAAACGGCAGCACGGTATATCTCCCACCAGTAAAAGAAGAGGTAAAGGTAACAACAGAACGGCAGATCAGTCCCGGTGCTATGGAATTTAGTTTCGTAGACACCGGGATTTCCATTGCCGAGGGGAACCCGGTACGCTTTAAGGATGGAGAAACGGGCGTGTTTTATGGATTTGTTTTTAAGATCAAGCGAGATCGGAGCAATATTGTGACGATAACAGCCTATGATCAGCTGCGTTATCTGAAAAATAAGGACACGATGGTTTATGATGACAAGACCGCCGGGGAAGTGGTTACCGATATCGGGAATAAGTATGGCTATAATCTTGGCACGATCGCCGACACCATATGGAAAATTGCATCGAGAGTGGAAGATAATGTTTCGTTTATGGACATGATCGGAAACGCGCTTGATCTGACATTGCAGAACACCGGAGATTTATACATTCTGTATGATAATTTTGGGAAAATGAACCTGTCGTTTCTGGGAGATATGTATGTCCCCATTATTATTGATGCAGAAACCGGACAGAACTATGATTATGAGTCATCTATTGATGAAAATACTTATAACCGGATCAAGCTGGTTCGGGATAATGAAGAAACCGGGCGAAGGGATGTTTATATTGCGCAGGACTCATCCCACGTGAACGACTGGGGAATGTTGCAGTATTTTGATACGCTGCAAGAGGGAGAGAACGGACAGGCAAAGGCTGATGCGCTTTTAAAACTCTATAATAAGGTAACAAAAACGTTGACGATCAAGGATGCCTGTGGTGATTCGAGAGTCCGCGGCGGTTCACTCATCGTGGTACAGCTTGACCTTGGGGATGTAAAGTTGCAAAACCTCATGCTTGTGGAAAAATGCGTACATAAATATGGTGAGAGCAAACACACAATGGATCTTACATTATCAGGAGGTGATTTCAGTGCATGATGCAAAGGATTTGGTAAGAGCGGTGCAGCAGGTGTCAAACGGAGCCAATGAGGCGGGATATCCGGCAGATGTGATGTCCGGCACGGTCATAGCAACAGCTCCATTAAAAATTAAAGTGGAGCAGAGGTTTGACATAAGCAGTGCACAGCTTATTGTGCCGGAACATTTAACAGATCATACCATGGATGTTGAACTGGATGGTGTGAAAAAGAAAATGAAAATATATGCCGGTTTAAAAACCGGACAGCAGGTTGCATTGATCCGGCGGCAGGGCGGTCAGAAGTTTTTAGTCACAGACAGGGTGGTGTGAAATGATACCAGTAGTCAATAATTTAAAAGAAGTCGAAGTTATCGAACAGCCGTCATTGTGCCATCGCATGATAATTGATGATGGGCGCATATCGGGTGAATGTGATGGGGTGGAAGCGATAAAGCAGGCAATCTACAATATCTTAAATACAGAGCGGTACCAGTACATCATATATTCATGGAATTATGGTGTGGAATTGAAAGATCTGTTTGGGATGCCAGTAGATTATGTGGCGGCAGAGGCAGAGAGAAGAATAACAGAGGCATTGATGCAGGATGACCGAATCACAGCGGTAGATAACTTTGAGTTTGAGGAAGGAAAAAGAACATTATCTGTCACATTTACGGTTCATACCAAGTATGGGGATGTGCAGGGAGAGAAAGAGGTGGAGTTGTAAATGTATGAAGATCAGACTTTTGATGCAATCATGAAAAGAATGTTAGATCGAATACCTGATACTCTGGACAAGCGTGAAAGTTCCCCTATTTATGCGGCACTTGCTCCGGCGGCGGTAGAATTTGCATCAATGTATATGGGATTTGAATGTATGCTTGAGGAAACATTTGGCGATACCGCATCCAGAGAGTACCTGATCCGGTTATGTGCGGATCGTGGAATAGTGCCAAAAACCGCCACACATGCCATATTGGAGTTGCATACAGATATCGAGGTACCAGAGGGAAAGAGATTTACCGGTGGGGATAATACCTATATCGTGACTGCTTCGGGGCAGGTAATGTGTGAGCAGGCAGGAACGAGAGGAAATGAATATATCGGAACGGTGATCCCAATCGAATATATCTCTGGTCTTGGCGTGGCAGAGATTACAAGGATTTTGATTTACGGGGAAGATGATGAGAGTACCGAGTCATTAAGGGAGCGGTATTTCGAGTCGTTTAATGAGCGGGCTTTTTCCGGCAATGTGAGAGACTACAAAAACAAGACCCTTGCCATTCCGGGAGTCGGTGCAGTTAAAGTGATCCGGACACAGAACGGACCGGGAACGGTTGGACTGGTCATATTAGACAGCGTATACGGAAAGGCTACGGACACATTGATCTCAACAGTACAGAAAGAATTTGATCCAAACGGAGATGGAATGGGGGATGGACTGGCACCGATCGGGCATATCGTAACAGTATCAACGGTAAATGAGATCGGAGTAAATATCTCCACCACGATCACATATGATGAGGGTTATGGTTTAAATGAATGTCAGAGTGCCATAGAGACAGCCATTGAAAAGTATTTGAAATCATTAAGGGAAGACTGGGGAGATCAGAGCCGGATGGTGGTCAGGATAGCATCTATTGATGCCGCAATCATGGGAATTAAGGGAGTTCTGGATGTAGCCGGTACAGCAATCAACGGAGCAGGGAAAAACCTTGAATTAACAGAATACGAGATCCCGGTCATGGGGGTGGTTACTTATGGATGATAGATATATCAATCTTAAGGAGCTGCTCCCTTTATATTTGCAAGAGTATAAGGAACTTGCAGAGATCATGGACACGGAAACACCGGAGTTCCGGTTGTTGGAAAGTCAGCATAATCAGCTTGTAAATAACCGGTATATCTCAACCTGTGATGAAAATGGCATTGCGCGGTATGAGGAAATATTAGGGATCACACCCAAAAGTGATGACACGTTAGAAGACAGGATCTTTCGGTGTCTCACAAAATGGAATGTGTGCTTGCCGTACAATTATGCTTTCCTTGTAAAAAAGCTGAAAGAACTGTGCGGGGATGAATATACCATAGATCTTGATTTTAGTGGTCAGACATTGACGGTCAGGGTAGGACTTGCCAGGAAAAATCAGTATGACGTAGTAGTAAATATGTTAGAAGAGATAGTACCTTGCGAACTGGCATTAGATATTTCTTTGTTATATAACCAGCATCAAACGCTTGCAAAGTTCACTCATGCACAGTTAGCGAAGTATACCCATGATCAATTAAGAAATGAGGTGCTTAAATGACGGAAGAAACAAAAAATATTAAATTAATCAAGCCCAATGAAACAGAGTTCTACGATGTTAATGTAACAAACGGAAACTGGGATATTGTAGATGAAGAAATTGGACATCTGAAAAAACCAGAATATGATGTACCGAAGGAACCGGCAGAACTCGCCTCAGGAGAGAAACTTGTTGTGGCACTTGGAAAGCTGGCGGCAGCAGTCAAATTGCTGTTGACACACAAGGCACAGCAGGCTACAGCTACAATACTGGGACATGTCAAACTGTCTGACAGTGCAGCTATCACAGAAAAAGGAATATATGCACTGGATGCGGTGGAGAAGAATGCGTCGGTAGAGGGAACATTAGCAAATAAGATAGAGAAAAAACAGAACTCGCTTGGTTTTACCCCAATACAGCAAGGCGGAGGGATAAATCAGGGTACAAATAAGGTTTATATTGGATGGAATGGAGCACTTTGGTGTACGGTAGATGGTACTAATATTGGTGCTTTTTCATTTCAAGGACATACACATGATTATGCCGGATCCAATAAAGCAGGTGGCGCCGCGAATGCCGCATACAAGGTATATGCCATGTCACATCCAGATACGTGGTACATGAACCCAGTGTATGATGGAAAGTACTTTTATACGAACTTTAAGTACGGCGATCAAGCTCTCGCGATGAGCGTAGACTATGCCATTGGCGCATATCGTTGTACTGGTGGAATAAATAAAGGCGGTAATGGAGTTGGCATTTCCGATGAAGCTGCCTATTTTAGAACTTATAATAATGCCGGCTCTCCTGTAGACAATGTAATGAGACTAGGATCATCAAACGCACGATGGAAACAATTATATGCGGCAACGACATCTATTTCTACGTCGGACAGAAATATGAAAGACAATATCCGTGAACTTACGGACATTCATAAGAAATTTTTTATGAAACTTGTGCCAGTATCATTCACTTTTAAAGACGGGGAAAGTGGACGAACTCATGTAGGATTTATTGCACAGGATGTTGAGCAGGCTATGAACGAATGTGGGTTGACAGCATTAGACTTTGCCGGTTTTTGTAAAGACATAAAGGTTGAGGCATATCTGGACGAAGAGTCTGGAGACTATAAGGAAAGACCGGCGTATGACAATAATGGGAACGTGCAGTACATCTATTCATTGAGATATGAAGAGTTTATAGCACTTATAGCTTATGTATTGCAGGATACTATTGACCAAGTAAATGGTTTAAGAGAGACTATGGAGACAATCAGTAAAGACGTGGGTGCTTTAAAACTTTTAGTACAAAGTAAATAATTGAAAGAAAGGAGCGTGATATTATGGAATATATCACAGCGAATGGCACTAAATACGAGTGCCAGAACATTATTACAAGAACAAATGAAATCAGCTTTACTCTGAAAGGAGAGTTTGATGCGCTGAAATCAGTATTCAAGGATGTAACATCGTTGACAGTGTCAGCAGAGGATGACGTAGCTTATGGCAAGTATGAAAACCTTAGATACCGCGCGATAACAGAATACGATGACGGTACTGTTGAGATCACCATGAAAATCTTAACGGATGTAGAGATTGCAGTTGAAGATCTCCAGAAAACACAGGCAGAGCAGGACGAAGCTATCGCAGAATTAGTGGGAGGTGGTGTAGATGTTGAGTAATGCAGTAAAAAATATTATGATCCGGGTCATTAAAAAGAGAATGACGGCAGGAGAAGAGTTGGAAGATATCTTGTCAGGCTATCCCAAATTAAGTGAAGAAGAAAAGCAGGAGTTAAGAGAAGAATTGAAATAGCATACAACCAGAGCCTAAGAGCCGAATGTGTAAGAACGACTTACATGTCCGGCTATTATCACACAGCCTATGAGGCAGAAAGTGAGGGAAAAATATGAAATTAGACAAAATCAACATGATCTATGGATTGATCGCAACTATCGGAGTGGCATTATTCGGGAAGTATTGGTTCCTTTTCGCGGGGTTCTTGATCCTGAATGTGATCGATTATGCAACGGGGTACTGCAAGGCTCGGTTTTATAAAAAGAATGAGTCCAGTGCCATCGGTGCGAAGGGCATCGTTAAAAAGGTGTGGTACTGGGTGGTGATCGGACTTGCCTTTTTCATATCAAATTGTTTTGTGGCAATGGGAGAAATCATAGGCGTGCAGCTTGAATTTGTGCTGCTGTTCGGGTGGTTCACACTGGCTACATATTTGATTAATGAAATCCGCAGTATTTTAGAGAACCTGGTAGAGATGAATGTGAATGTCCCACAGTTTTTGATTGCAGGACTGGATGTAACACAGAAATTGCTGGACACCAAAACAGAGATTAAGGAAAGTGAGGAATAATTATGGCAAATAGAAAAATCGGACAGGCTGGTCTTGCACTTATTAAACAGTTTGAGGGCTGTCGGCTTACAGCCTATCAGTGTTCTGCAGGTGTGTGGACGATCGGGTACGGTCACACGGCGGGCGTACATAGAGGAATGAAGATTACACAGGCACAGGCAGAAGCGTACCTGAAACAGGATGTGGCGAAGTTTGAAAAGTATGTCAACAATGCTTCTTATGTTCCATTTACGGACAAACTCAATCAAAATCAGTTCGATGCACTTGTATCGTTTGCTTTTAACCTAGGGGCTGGTAACCTCAAAAAGCTGTGTAAAGGAAGGACCATCAACCAGGTACCGGGTGCTATGCCGCAGTATTGTAAAGCAAATGGAAAAACCTTGCCGGGATTACAGAGGAGAAGAAAAGCGGAAGCGACTCTTTATAATAAGAAAGTACAGAGTTGCACCAGTGCAACTACGAAACAGACATACAAGGCTGGACAGTGGTACACCGTTCCAGAAGAGATCCCGGTGCGTAATGGCTATTACGGTCAGCCCGGAAAGTACCAGTACCTTTCAGAGCAGTTGAAAAATATTTGCAACAACCGGGATGGCATTGGATATATCAAATCCGGGAAGATCATCCGTCCTACCGAGGTAAAGACCTTTGATGATGGATCCGTCTGGTTTAAGCTGGATGCCACGATCACATGCCTGGCTGTGGGAGTGGATGGAAAAGCTTATATTGTGTAA